CAGCTGCGCGACGCGATTGAAAAGGCGAAGACGAAAGAGGAGCTGGGAAAGATCGTCATCGCCTTCCATCCGGTTGACTTCTCTACGAAGTGATGCGGCGCTATCTGAAGCAGGTGCTCATCGCCTTTGATCAGCTCATCAACGCTCTCCTGGGCGGGTGGGCTGATGAGAGCCTCTCTGCGCACGCATGGCGACAGCACCTAGAAGGGAAACGAAATTGGCCGTATTTGCTCATCGATGCGATCTTGTTCTTCGATGGCAATCATTGCCGGACGAGCTATGAGAGTGAGCTAGAGCGGACCCAACTGCCGCCCAGCATGCGGGGCTAGGTATAATCGCCGCCAGCATGAAGCAAGGACGCGGCGCATAGCCTGTTCCTGCCTATCCACACCTACCGACGGCCGAGGCAAGGAATTCCCGGCGTATCGCCGGAGGATAGGCCCCCGCTAGGGGTGTAGAAGCGACAAAGCCCAGTGCGCTAACACCGGGCTGAGTCAATGATGCAAGGGGTGGTTATGCATGCCTTCACTCTTGCTTCGTGTCAGATTATGCCACACGACATCGTTGTGGTGACGGGCGACATCAATATTGATGGGCTCGTCATTGCCGTCATTATTGCGGCGTGGCTGATCGGCAAGAGGCGTTAAGCCGCAGGGGTCGTTCTTCTTCGGGAGTTCGGCCCCTCTTGCTATCTGTCTGCTCAGGCCCGCCA